GAATGGAATATAATCATGACAGGACACACTCCTCGCTAAATAACCTGACTCCGGCAGAATTCATTCGGAGTCTCCAGAAAGATGAAGATCTCTAGTTCAGCACTGCATTGATTTTGGGCTAAGGTCACACTTCACCACTTCTTTTTAATCGCTCTTCAACAGGTACAACAGAAAACGAGTCGTTTTTCATCAAGTTCCTTCTCGCAATTTCAGCAATTAAATTCAACGCGATTTCACGATCTCTTTCCTGGCAAGTGCCTTCGGTCGTCAGACGGGCAATCATTTCAACCCGTTCAATCATTACATGCTGGTTCAACTCTCTATCCATATATCCTCCACAACAAAATACTGTATAAAAAAATAGTACAATGTATTAACAAAAAGTGTGAAGGAAAAAATGAGATGAAAATACATTGTATGTACATGATATCGATGAATATTAGGTGCTGATTTTCGCAACCGAAGCAGCTAACACTTCAACGCGCCTTAGGATTTTCCTTGCTTTATCCTTATGCGACGGTGTAGCAGAAAATAATTCACCACTGGCCGAACCTCTGCACCCTTTGTCATTAAAAAAACGTTTAATCGCTAGGATTAATTACGCATTAAGCGAAATATGACTTTCGCTTAATGCCTCGACGGTAAGAGCAGCCATGTTCACTTCAACACGAGCACGAGGCTTGTCACCCTTGCCTCGAATTGGTAGGCGACCATCACGAATCATGTCGCGTGCAGTACCCATTGCAGTACCGGTGAGTCGGCAGTATTCATCCAAAGGCAAGTAAGGTGTAGGGATGGTAATTGTAATGTTAGGACGCATAAGGCAAACTCCTTGTTCATTAGAGCTCGGCAAAGCTAAGTAAAATTCGCAAAACAACAAACACAGGAGCAAGATTAATTAGATAATATCTAAATAACAATCTCACTTAGAAATTATCTAATTATCTTGATGTTAGATGGCACGATTCCGAATTGCCCCAGAAACAGATAGCGCGCCGGTGCTAGACCGAATTATTGAGGCATATGGGTTTACGCAAAAAATGCAATTAGCTGAACACCTTGATATGGCTGCGAGCTCTTTATCCTCTAGATACAAACGAGGAGGTCTGCCTGCAGATATCATGGTTAAGTGTATGGCTGAAACTGGAGTCAACCTAGAATGGCTTGTTACTGGGCAAGGAAAGAAATATGAAGGCGATGAACTTGAACTCATGAGATTTCCCCGTCAAAAACTTGTTGACGGTCAACTGTATGATTCCGGCTATGTGATGTTTGATAAGATTTTTTTCCGTGCGGGAGTACCTCTACCCACAAACCCTATTTGTTTGGAAGATGAAAAGTCCCAATACATCCTAGATCAGAACTTTACCGAAGTGTACGACGGAGAATGGCTAGTAGTTATAGAAGGAAAAGCTAGTGTAAGGAATTTAACTCGTATTCCCGTCAAAAAAATACGTGTGAGCGGTATTGGTCTAACATTTGATTGCGCTTTGGATGATATTGAAGTGATTGGTCGAATCGTATTAAAAATCATCTCTGGTTAATTATCCGTCTAGAAATTTAAGGAATGATAAAATGAAAATACTCGTACCTTTAAAAAACCACAAAGACAATTCCGATGAGAAAAATCTATTTGAAGATCATCAATATACTCATTACTTTAAAGATAGAACTCACGAAATTGCTTTTTTGCTTAAAATCAACAATCCAAAATTTGACTCTGAAATCGGCATTAAACAAATACATAAAGAAATCCCCAATGAAGCAAAAAAACTAAAGAAAGTGTTTTTAAAAAAATTTCACCCAGATAAAAATGAAAAAGATGAAGATCTAGACTTTAATGAAATATGCCAGGACATTGATAGAACATTTTTCCGTGTTTCAGGGGGAAAAGTCAAATGAGTCACTTTCCTTCAAAAGAAGTCTATAGTCTAAAAGATGTAGATATAAATTTAAGAAATGAAAAAATAAACATAACCAACATCGTTATTAATCAACTAGCACAACGCACCGTGTCAGGGATTATCAATGCTTTTCATAAGGCCGTAATAATCAATAATAACGGGGCTATGTATATCAATGTATCTTTTCTACATACGTTATTGAGGACCGACTCTGGAGCTGCAAATAGAATGTGGCAGGATGGTATCAATGGCTATGTGAGCGGTTCTGACGGCCTCGATATAGATGGATCACTATATATAGCTGGTCCAGATTTCATTGGGTTAGTGGATGCTCGGTTACAATTATCATTTGGCAGAAACAAACTTTACTTACAATACATTCAAGCCATTTACTTTGCCATATCATCTCATTCACGGCTTATTGATATTAGAACTACCTTTGCTCGATCTATTGAAGATATGCGCACAAATCTCAAAAAAGAAAGAATAGCACAATACTCAATTCAACACTGTGAGTTTACTGGACAAGCTTTTAGTAGGTCTAGCCAAGTAGAATTTGCACATATTAATAGTGTAGCAACCAATCCAGAAGATGCTTTGAACATAAATAATGGCGTAATAATACTGAAAGAAATCCATCGAGAATTAACAAAGCTTAATATTCATACTTTCTTAGGGATGTATGAATTTTGCGAAAGAGAAAAATTATCACTCAACTGGGCAACTCGCTAAATAATGAGTATCAAGAAACAACCAGATGGAAAATGGTTGCTCGATTTTTATCTCGAAGGGAAACCAAAGGGGAAGCCAAGCAAGCGTATCCGGAAGACCTTTTCAACAAAAGGTGAAGCGCTCTCCTACCAAAATCACATCATGGAAAACATCCATGTTAAGCCGTGGTTAGATGGCAGGGAGGATCGCCGTAAGCTCAGAGACTTAGTTACCCAATGGTTCGATGAACATGGTGTGACGCTTGAAGATGGTGAAAAGCGCAAAAGCTCAATGGAGTTTGCCTGTGAGAGTATGGGTGAGCCAACTGCGCACGAGTTTAATGCAACCATGTTTCCCATCTACCGCAAAAAGCGTCTATCTGGTGAATTGTCCCGCACTAGCAGAATGGATAAGGTATCTCCGCGTACAGTGAACCTTGAACTTGCGTATTTCCGAGCAGTCTTTAACGAGCTTCGACGCTTGGGTCATTGGAAAAATGATAACCCACTTGAGCTGATCCGCCCCTTCAAGTCAGAAGAGAGTGAACTTGCCTATTTGGATGATGGGGCAATCAAGCGTTTGTTGGATGAATGTCTGAAAAGTCGCAACCCCAATGCCTATCATGTTGCACGGATTTGCCTGGCGACCGGTGCAAGATGGAATGAAGCCGAAAGTATTACCATGCAGCAAGTTGCTAAATATCGGATATCTTTTTTCAAAACAAAAGGGAACCGAAATCGAACTGTTCCCATTAGCCAGGTTCTCTATGAGTCGCTACCATTACCAAAGAAACCGGCTCCAATTTTCTCGTCATGCTACTCAGCATTTAGAAAAGCCGTGCAGCGTGCAGAAATAGAGTTGCCTGATGGCCAGTTATCACACGTTCTCCGGCATACGTTTGCTAGCCATTTTATGATGAATGGTGGAAATATATTGGTTCTACAGCGCATACTGGGTCATACAGATATCAAAATGACAATGCGCTATGCACATTTTGCTCCCAGCCATTTGGTTGAAGCCGTACAATTAAACCCACTGGAATATAAAAAATGAGCTATTCAGATATTGTTGCAACAATAAGTCTTATAGTCTCCTTTGCAGCTTTTGGTTTACCATTTTGGCGTGATCACAAAGCAAAAAAAAAGGAACAGCGTAAAAAACTATTAGATTTATTTACTCAAACAAAATGGTCAAACGAGGGTGATATTTATACAACACCCAAAGCACATTACACTTTGATATTAAACAAGTCTGGTGGCCTTTCGAATGTTTATGGCACATTAGATATTAACGTTGATGAAAGATATTATGAATTTAATGGTGATATAAATTCGAAAGGTGTGCTCAAAACGACGTTAAGAATACCAATAGGAAAATCAGGAGCTAATATAGCAAAAGTTAAATTTATTTATTCCGAAGAGACTGATCAAATAACCTATAAGTTTGAAGGTTACGTCGATAACAAAGATTGGGCATCTGCAAACGATGTGTTAGACACAACGCAACAACTTTGGAGAGGAACCGTTCTTTAAACTGCCCCCTTTCTGTCCCCTCAGGACTCAAAACCTCAATATCGATCAATAACATTCAATATGTATCTGATTGATTTTATTGGTAACTAATTGATTTACAAGGATAGGTCATGGTTCTCATAATCGCTTGGTCGCTGGTTCAAGTCCAGCAGGGGCCACCAAATATCAAGGGCTTACGTGAAAACGTAGGCCCTTAGTCTTTTGCAGGATGCTAACAGGCTGAGCGTAGCCAGCTAAGGCTTCCTGGCATCTTTCCCTGCCAGCGTAAGCGTCAAAGATCGTTTCTTTACC